TCGCCTCGATGCTCTCCGCCTGCGTCGCCTCGATGCTCTCCGCCTGCGTCGCCTCGATGCTCTCCGCAGTGGATGCGCGGTTTGTGCCGCGCGCAGTCGCCTTCTTGGTCGCCATGTCGTCCTCCTGGGAACAGGGGAGGCGCGGAGCCCTATGCGGCCCCGCGCCTCAGCGAACTCAGCTGATCGCCAGCCAGGGGTTGATGATGAGCTCGCTGGTGCCGGCCCACTCGTTGGTCTCGCCGGCGGTGGTCAGCTCGTTCATCAGCACCTTGCGGGCCGCACCCTCCATGTTGCCGGGCACCATGGTGTGGGTGTGGCGCAGGGCCAGGGGGCGGCCGTGGTCACCAGTCATCTGGGTGAGCGCCGCGCGGGCCAGCGCATAGTTCTCGGCATTGAATGTCTGCTTGCTGCGCACCGCCAGCATCCACAGTCCGGGCCCGGCGTTGACACGGGCGTCCACGCCGAACAGGAACTTGTCGGTCATGAAGACCTGCTGGTCGTTGAGGTTGGTGATGGCCCGGAAGTCGTAGTCGCGCCGGCGCTGGAAGATGAACGGCCGAATGGCGCGGGAGAGGTCCATCACATACCAGGCCGCGCCCGCGCCGCCCATGTCGTTGGAGACCGACTGCTCGACGCCGTCCTTGTCCAGCACCGGGTGGTCGGTGTCGAACAGGTTCTGGCCGTCGAAGCAGAGCGGGTTGCTCTCCAGCACCTCGGTCAGGAGCTCGTTGGGGTGTTCGCGGCTGGAGCGGCCGAACTCCTGGAACACCGGGCCGTAGAGGCCGTAGGTGTCGTCCTCGACGCTGTCGCGCTCGACCCCTTCCGTGAGCTCGAACTTGCGGTTCTTGATGCTGAAGTCCCCACCCTCCAGGGAGTGGATGACGCGGTCGCCCAGCCACTCGCGCATGCGGGGCAGGCTCTTGAGCCAGGGGTAGACCTCCTGGGCGGTGGTGCTGGGCACGACAGTGGCCAGCTGCTCGTAGAGCGAGCCGTTGTCGCCCAGGGAGTTGAAGCCCTGCTGGAAGTGGGCCCGGTAGGCGGTGAAGAGTGCCTGGAGATTGGCGCGGTTCAGATCCATGTCAGTGGTCCCCTATATAAATGTGTCGTCAGGCCGAGGCGCCGGTGGTCGGGTCGATGCGAACCCACACGCCGCTGTCGTCCACGCCGTCGATGTAGCCCGCCACGCTGCGCGTGCCGGTGCCGTCGGTCTTGGCGACGGTCTGGTCATCGACCAGGTAGCAGAGGGAGCCCACGTCGGTCGCCGCGATGAGATCCGCATCGGCGCTGTTGGCGTAGCGGAAGATGCCCCGCTCGACGGTGACGCTCAGGGCGCCATCGGCGCCGGCGGAGTTGTCCGCCTCCTCGGCGAAGCGCCCGATGGCCACCAGGCCGGTGGCGGTCGTGGCGGGCACGGCGTATCCGGTCGCGTTCAGCACGGCGATGGCGCCGGCGTAGCAGTGCACGGAGGCCCCGACAGGATGGGAGCGGCTGAGTCCGGCGCGCTCCGGGGTGTTGCGGTTCTTGGCTGCTGCGGTCATGTCGCTCTCCTGGTGTCGTTACGCGGCCGTTAATCGGTCTTCTTGGCGGCCTTGAAGGCCTCGACGGTCATGCCGGTCGCCTTGCATACGGCCTGCTCCTCGGCGCTGAGGCCATCCTTATCGTCATCCTGCGGCCGCTTGCCCTGGGTCTGGGTGCCCTTGAGCGCCTCCAGCGTGGGCGCATCGGCCAGGTGGGCCTTGAGGGCGGCGAGCCCCCGCTGGCGCAGCCAGTCGGCGGTCGCCTGGCCGGGGATGCGGCCGTCCTCGAGCCCCGCCTCGATGAGGCGGTCCACCTCGGCGGACTCGCCGTTGGCCCGCAGGGCGGCCAGCTGGGCCCGGGTCTCGTCATGCACGGCCTTGGGCACGTACTGGCTCAGGTCGGGCTTCCGTGCGGCCTTGAGGTCGGCGACGGTGGCCTTCGGGTCGCCGTTCTCGTCCACGCCGAGCTCCGCCCGCAGGGCGGTCAGTGCCGTGACGGCCTCGCGCCCGGCGGTGAGGGCGGCGGTGATCTGTGCGTCGGTGGCGTCGGCCGACAGGCCGAGCGCAGCAATCAGCTCGTTGCGGTCCATGGTGGTCTCCTGGGTTGAGAAGCGGGCGGCGGCGCGCACCGCCAGGTCGGAATGGCCATCGATGGCCGGGAAGTTGGTGACGGCCGCCATGAGGATGGCGGTCACCTCTCCGGTCTGGCGGTCGTATTCGAACACGGGGGAGATGTAGCGGTATTCGCCGGCGCGGATGTACTCAGCCGCGCGGGTTGACCAGCGCACGTCCACGGCCACGAGACCCTCGCCGTCGCGCCACTGCATACGCCGGAACCAGCCGGCGGCCGGGGCGGGCTTGCCGTTCTCCTCGGCCGCCAGGGTCTGGTGCTCGTAGTCGATGACCAGGTCGCCGCGGGCGGACTCCGCGTCGCGGATGATCTCGCGGGCCCGCTCCGGGGTCAGGCGCCAGCCGGGCAGGCCCTTGGGTCGGCCATCGCGGGCGCGGAACATCCCGGCAGGGATGAGCAGGATCTCCGTGGGCGGGTCGCCGGCGGCGAGCTCGGCCACGCAGGCGGCCACGGCCACGTGGCGGCTGCGCAGTGCCGCGACGAGCGGCTTCGGCTGGAGGGGATGACCGTACATGCCGCCAGACTAGCGGCATCAATCCTGCGGGTAGACCTGCAACGTTGCAGTCCGGGATCGGCGGGGGAGGAACGGCTGGCCGACACCCCGGAGACTACCCCTTGGCGCGCCCGCCGTCCAGATCGCGCCGGCGCATGGATACAGGCGCGTTCAAAAGGCGTTTAACTCGTCGCTGGAGCGTTTAAGCCGATCCGGCCCGTGCGACGGCAGCCGCAGACGCCCGATCGCCGCTCCTGCGGCCTCTGAGGCGGTCGGCTACCGGGTTGCCGAGGCCAGGTGCTCGCGCAGGATCTCCATGAGCTCCACCCGGTCGGTGGCGGAGAGCCCGAGGAAGGGTCGGGCGGGGATGTCGCCCCAGGGGATGGGGCGGCCGTGGCGGTCTTTCCCATACGCCCCGCGGGCGGCGCCGAACTGCTGGGTGCCGGCATACTCCATCGGACTACCGACCTCCAGGGTGGAGCCGGAGACCACGTAGCCGATGGTCGTCGAGAGGCTGCGGGTCTCGCCGATGAGCGGGCGCTTCCCCATCACGCGCCCCGCCCCCTTGGCGCTCAGGCGGCCGGACTTCGTGTAGGAGCCGCGGAATCGCCCCAGGTAGCCGAGCAGGGTGCTCTCGGCGTTGGGCGCCCAGGGCGCCCCGTCCGGCGCGGAGCTGTCCCTGAAACGCCGCTTGGTGCTGTCCACCAGCATCTCGCCGATGTGCTTGAGCGCCGGCGCCAGGTCGCCGGTCGCCGCCTGGAGGCCGCGGAGCGCATCGAGCACCTGGCGGTCGTCGAGCTCAATCCTCACGGCCAGCCATCTCCGCGCCGAAGTCCGCCGCCAGGCCGCCCGGCAGGTTGGCGGTCTTGTCGGCCACGATGCCGCGCAGCTCCTCGTCCACGCCGGCGCCAGGCTGGTAGTCCCAGCCGCGGTCGATGGCGCCGGGCGGATCCGCCGGCGGCGGCTCCGACAACCCGCCCATGCGCCGCGCCTGTCCCTCCGAGACGGCGGTCACGTAGCAGGAGCAGCCCCAGCCGTTGGGCGGGTAGTGGGTGCTCCACCAGGGGTCGTCGGCGCGCAGCACCAGGCCGTCCCACGCCAGGTGCTGGGGCCGCGGGTCGGCGCTGCCGCCGTGGCGGTAGACCCAGTAGGGGGCGACCCTCTGGAGCTCCGGGTCGCGCAGCTGGGCGAGCCGGCCGGCGGCGTAGGTGGTGCGCACATTGGTGGTGTAGATGACCCGAGTGCGCCAGTTGCGCTCGCCGCGATAGGCCCAGCCGTGGCGCTCGACGATGGCGTCGAACTGCCCGCGGAACCACTCGATCGACTTGCCCTCCTCGATGGCGCGGCCGACGGCGCCGGCCAGATCCGCCAGCAGGTCCGCCTTTTGGGCGCCGGCCACCACGAAGGCGCGGTCGTGGGCCTGGCGCATCAGGTCGGTCCAGCGCTCGGTCGGCACCAGGCGGCGCAGCCGCAGCCGGAGCGCCTCCAGCTGCTCGCGCATGCGGGTGATGACGGGGTTGTCAGCCATCGAGCTGACCCGACTCGATGGCCACCGCCTCGCGTCCGCGCGCATCGGCCAGGGCGAAGGCCAGCGCCATAGCCTCCCTCATCTCATCGGCCGGCAGATCCCCGTAGGCGGCCAGGAGGCTGTCACGCAGCGCCTCCAGGCTCTCGGCCTCGGCCGCCAGGGCGCGGACCTGGTCGAGCCAGCCGCGGTGCGGGTCGGCGGCGGCCAGGCCAAGGAGGTCGGCCGTCTCGTCCACATCGCCGGCGGCCGGGTCCGCCCGCAGGGCCGCGAGCCCGCGCAGGGCGCCCTGGGGGCGCTGCTGCACCGGCGCGCTCGGCAGGAGCATCTCCTCGCCGTCAGCGGCCTGGGGGATGCGCGTCTTCTCGTGCAGCCACCAGACCGGGATCCGCGCACCCATGTCGACGAATACCGGCAGGCTGTTGGCCAGCTGCTCGTAGTCCTCTGCGTCACCCGTGTCGAGATAGAACCGCGGCGCCCGGCGCCGGTCCTCGATGCCCCAGTTGAGGGCGGCCATCGGCCACAGGATGTCGCGGTTTATGCTGCCGGCGTACTGGCGGGTATCGGAGTGGATGAGGCTCTGCAGGCCGCGCTCATGGACATTGCCGAGGGCGTTGGTGTTGGTCCCCTCGCCGGTGCCGCTGGTGAGCGTCCCGCCCAGGATGACCTTCGCCTTGGCGCGCTCGCACCAATGCATCATGGCCAGGAACAGATCCGCCTTGCCGTCGGCCGCCTCCTTGAAATCGATGGTCATCCCCTCCGGGATGATGCCCGCGGCCCGGTGCCCCAGGCTGGTGACCGCCCGCAGCAGGGTGGCCTTCTCCTTGTCCGTGGCGTTGCTCGGGTAGGTGCCGATGCGCGCCGGCAGGCCATAGATCTCCAGCAGTTCCGCCAGGTCGCCGAGGGCATAGTTCTGGAACAGGTAGGGCCACACCAGCATCCGATGCAGCCCGGAACGGGCCACGTAGCCCGGCTTGGCGCGGTGGCGGTGGCGCACCCAGCCGAGCGGCCAGAGCTCCGCGCCCGTGGCGCTGTTGTCGCGCAGGGTGATGAGGTCCTGGTCATCAGGGTGGAGCCTGAACCAGCCATGGGGGCGAAGCACCGGCTGCTCCACATACCGAAGCGCGCCATCGCGGGACCACGCCAGCTCAAGGTTGGCCCAACCGTGGCCGAGACCCGCGCCCAGATCGATGATGAGATCCTCCACCTCGATGCCGCCGAAGACCTCGGCGGCCTGCTCGGCGGCCTGCCGCTCTTTCCGGCTGGCGCCATCCGGCGGCACGATCTGCCACTCCAGCTCGGCGGCGAGCTGCCGCCGCTTGGCCAGATCGGATCCGATCTGCGCGTCCTTCTCCTCCATGTCCTCGAACAACTCGGACTGCGCCCGCAGGTCGCCCTGCTCGGCCGCCTCGATAATCTCGTAGAGCCGCGCCGGCGTGAGCCCCCGGGATGGGTGCTCGGCGAACTCGCGCTGCAGCTGCGCGACCCTGGCGTCCGCGGTCTGCTGCTCAGTCAGCGCCTGGCCGGCCTCGGCGCCGAACAGGCGGCGGCGGATAAACCCCTTGATGCTCACCATGCGCCGTCTCCCGTGAGGCTGTCCACGCCGTCCTCGTGATCGGCATCGAGGCGCTCGCCGCGCCAGCCGGCGCCCGATGACGGGGCGGGGGTGAAGTCGATTGCCGCAGCCGGGCCGCTCGCGGCATAAATCCCCAGGAACGCCGCCCATGCCCGGTCTGCATGGCCGTCGCCGCCGTCCACATCGAAGCGCACGTTGCCGGCCGGGGTGGTCACCTTCTTGAGGCTGTGCAGGT